GCCGCGCGCGGGCTGAATGAAACGCTGTCCCAGACGACGCGCGCCGTGACGGGCGTGAGTGAGGCGACAGTCGGTCTTGACGAGGCGTTGTCCGAGACGTCGGGCGCGATGGCGGGCGTGGCGACGGCGACGGCTGCGCTGGACGAGGCGCTGGGGGCCACGTCGGCCAGCGCCGGCGCGGCCGGTTCCGGGCTGGCCGCTGTTGGCGGCGAGGCCGAGGAGGCGGCGAACCGGGTGGCGTCAGCCGCCGATCGCATGAAATCCGCCATGGCTGGCGTGCGCGCGATGAACGAGTTTCACGCGGGCTATGGCGGTGCATCTGGCGACGGGTCGTCCGGCATGGATCGGCTTCGCGGCGTTGGTCGCGCAGTCGGCGGCTTCGGGGACAGTATCGAGAGCGGCGTTGGCCACGCGTTCGGCGCGGCGGCCACGGGGTTTGGGTTGATCGAGCCGATTCATGCGGCGGCCGAGTATGACAACGACCTGACGCATGTCGGAATCACATTGGGCAAGGACGGTGCAGCAAATGCGCCGTTCGCGCGTGCGCTCGGTGAGAGGATCGATGCGATTGCGCGTCAAACGGGACAGCGCAGCACAGAATTGGCAGGCGCCGCGTCGTTTCTAAGTCAGGAAGGGTATTCGTTCGATAACATCACGGCTTTTCTGCCCCAGATTGCGAAAATATCGACGGCTTATAACTCAGCTCCAGACGCCGTCGCGAAAACAGCATTTGCTCTCAATCAGAATTTGGGCATTTCGAAAGAGCAGTTGCCGACCGCTCTGGCGACAGTCGCGCGGGTAGGCAAGGAATCCGCGTTGCCTCTCGAGCAGCTTGCTCCGCTGTTTCCCGATGTGGCGGCGACGGCGGCGCAACTGGGCGTGCGGGGGCCACAGGGGTTGGCCGATCTCTCATCCATGCTCGCTATCATCCGGAAGAACGTTGGTGGCGAAGGTAAAGCTACGACAGATCTCAGGCAGGTGATGTCCACGCTGACCAGTCAGCATGGTCGGAGACGCTTTAGGCAGCTTCTTGGTTGGGATCCTCGCGACATTATGGATCAGGCCAACAAGCAGGGTCGTGATCCATTATCCGCTGTCATGGATGGCATTATGGCCATCAGGGAACCCTTGAAGCGCCAGCACGCGATTTCGGATCTGTTCGTTGGCATGGAGGATCAGACTGGTGCTTCAGCCATGATCCGTCAGTTCTCCCAGATGATGGAGATCCGCACGCGCCTGCAGAATACTTCACCAAAGATGGTGGACGACGATTTCGACACCGGACTGCAATCCACGCTGATCCGTCTGCAGTCGTTCGAGGATGGGCTGGGCCAGCTTCAGCGCCGCATCGGCACGTCCTTCGTCCCGACTCTCAACGTCCTGACAACGGGCGTGCATCTGTTGACCGAGGGGTTTGACTGGCTGAACCGGGTGACCGGCGGTTGGGGATCTTCCATCGCCGGAGCCACGGGCGGTTTCCTCGCTTTCGCGACGGTGCTGGGGGTGCTTCGTGCGTTGGCTGCGCCGTTGCGCGGGGGGCTTGCGCTGATCGGATCGGTCCTGCGGCTTGTCGGGCTGCGTGCGATCGGCGCGCGGATGGCGCTGGCGACTATCCCGCGTCTGTTGCCGCTGATCGCCAATCCGGTTGGAGCGACGGTTGCAGCTCTGGCTGCGCTTGGCTTCGTCGCGTACGAGGTCGTGCATCACTGGGACGCACTGCGCCCATACTTCACCGGCCTTGGACACTGGATGTCGTCGTGGGCGTCCTCGATCTCGACGTATCTCGGCGAACAGTTCTCCCATATCTTTGACGGTCTGCTGACCGCCCTGCACGGGGTCGAGCATCTGTTCATGTCGTCGCCCGCGCGCGTGCTGTTCAGTCATGACTGGACGCCCCGCGTGCCAGTCATGGCCCAAGCCGCCCCGGCCGCCGCATCGCAGACGCATGGCGCATCGGCCAATGGCGGCCGCGATGAACTGCATCTGCACATCACCGCCGCGCCGGGGCTGCAAGTGCGTCAGACGGGCGGGAGCACACGTGCGCGGGTGACCACGAACACGGGCAATATGGTGACGCAGCCATGAGCGGTTCGCTTCAGTCACTTGGCGCGCTTGTCCAGGGCGAAGGCATTTCCGCGCTGAGTTCCGTCGGCACGGTCGGGGGCCTGCTCGGCTCCGCATTCGGCTCCATCCTTGCGACCGGCAGCTGGTCGGGGGTTACGTTCTACGCTCCGGACACGGACGACCAGATCGGCCGACGCGTGACGCAGTTGCTGTTTCCCGGTTCCGACGTCTGGCGTTATCAGGATTTCGGGCAGGCGCCCCAGATCATGCGCGTCCGTGGGCTGATCATCGGCGACGACTATGTGATCCGGGCGACGCGCATGCGGACGGCGCTTCTGACGGCCGGTCCCGCGACGCTGGTGCATCCCTGGTGGGGCACGTTGTGCGCGCGGCTGATGGAGCCGGCGACGATCAGTTTTTCGGATCGCGCGATCGGCGTTGCGCGTTTCGAGGCGACGTTTGTGCGCGAGCCGGACGCGTCAACGTCGGGCGGTCTTTTTTCCTCGATCGCGGACACGCTCCAGAACGTGCTCACGCAGGCGGACTCGCTGGTCGATCAGGCGACGCTGATGGCGCAGGGCATCCTCTCTCCGCTGTCGGTGGCTGGCGCTCTCGCCAGCAGCGTATCGTCCGTCATCTCCGCCGCCTATGGGGTGTGGAACGGCCTTCTGGGGTCAGCCCCCGTGGCTGTGCAGACTGCTGCGGCGTCGGCGCTCGCGTCGCTCGACGCAGGTGTGGCGGAGCCGACGACGAACGCCGATACGACGTGGGCGAATGCGGTGGTCACGGTGTTGTCCGCCGTCCCGGCTGCGATCACGAACGCTGTCAGCGGCGAGACGACTACGGCGGTGGCGGCTTCGACGGCGGTGGTCGGCGATGCGTCCGATACGGTCGACGCGTCGTATGCGACGACGCTGCTTCTCTCCGCCGCGACATCGATCGGGAGCGCGATGACGACCCTGGCGGCGTCTTCGGTGACGCCGGGAACGGTGTTGGCGCTCGGCGTCGTAACCCGCGCGCTGACGGTGTCGCAGGCGCTGGCGGCGCAGACGGACGAGACCTACGCCAGCCAGCCGGACGCGCTGACGTCGCGCGATACGATGCTTGCCGCGCTCGATGACCTGACGTCCGACATCGAGGTTATGGAGGCGTTGGCCGCTGTGCCTGTCATGGCGCTGGCGCAGGCTGTCGTTGATGCGCGTGCGGCCGTGACTGCGGACATCAGCGATCAGCTCGGCCGTCTGCCCGCGCTTGTGAGCGTTCAGGTTTCGGCTCCGGTCAATGCGTGGCTGATCGCCTACGCCGTCGCGGGCGACACGCCCTCGGAAGTCGCCGCCACCTGGGACGATCTCGTATCGCGCAACGCGCTTGCGCATCCAGCGCTGGCCGGCCCCGGCGCCGTGCAGGCGCTGGAGCCGTCGTCGTGAGCGGTTCGCTCATTACAGCGCCGCGTCGGCCGATCCGTGTGTTCGTGGACGGCGTCGAGCTGGCGACGCGTCAATCGGTCGAGGTTGGCCGCGATCTTGCGGACATTTGCGGACAATTCAGGGTGGAGTTCGACGACGCCGGGCGCGACGAGGCGGCGGGCTTTGCTGCTTCAACGGGCGCCACGATCATCAGAGAGCATCAGTCGGTCGAGATCCGCGTGCTGGATCAGACGGTCCTTCGCGGCAGCGTCGAGGATCTCGCCTTGCGCATCTCTAACGACGGGGCCTCAGGCACTTTCGCAGGGCGCGACGTGGTGGGCGACCTGGTCGACTGCACCGCCAATCCGACCGGGCCTGCGGAATATCGCCAGATCGGGCTGGTGGATGTCGTAAGCGCGTTGGCCACGCCGTTCGGACTGACGGTGGACGCCGACACCGACCTCGGCGCGCCGTTCACGCTGGTGGCGCTCGACATCGAGCCGGCCATGGCGACGATCGGCAAATTGTCGCGCCAGAGAGGTGTTCTTGTCGTGTCCGACGGCGTCGGCGGCGTGCGACTGACGAAAGCCGGAACGCAAAGATCGGCGGGTTCCCTCACGTTTCCGGGCAATGTGCTTTCGATCGACGCGAACATCTCTGTCCGCGAGCATTTCTCCGACGTTTGGGTGAAGGGCAGTTTTCGCAGCGCCTTGCGACCGCAGACCGCTACCCTGAGCGCAGACTCAGCGCCATCTGAGAGCGTCCTGAGCGCAACGCCAGGACAGTCTTTTTCGACGCAGGAGGCGGCGGCCGTCGTGCGCTATGGCCATGCCGTCGATCCGAATGTTGGACGCTGGCGTCCGCGCGTCTGGGCGGCGGCGACGCAAAGCGGCGGATCAGCGATGACGCAGAATGCCGGAAACCCTGCGCTGGACTCTGACGCCGCCGGATATCTCCGCAGTCAGGGCCTCAATCCGGACGCCTATCACGCGACCGGCGCAACGCGGAGCAAGAAGCGCCAGGCGACAAAGCCGCGAACGGACGGGACGCCCTGGACGTTGCAGGATCAGGCGTTGTGGCGGATGCGGACGACCCGCGCGCATGGGACCGCCCGCGTTTATACGGTCGCAGGCCACAGCATGGGCGGCGCGCTGTGGACGCCCAACACGCTGGTGCCGGTGAGCGACGCGTATTCCGACATTCACCGCGACATGCTGATCGGCGCGGTGACCTTCGTGGACAATGCCGAGGGATATTTCACGCGGATCTCGGTGGTCGATCCCGCGACTTACGATCTTGAGGGCGACGTCCAGCGAGGCTCGCGGTGATGGATTATCACGCGCTGCATGCGCTTTCGATGGCGACGCGCACGCACACGGTTCGCGCGGTCGTCCAGGGCGTCAATGACTCGGGCGCGGAACAGACCGTGGATGTGCAGGGTTTCTACGGATCACAACGTTCGGCTGTGCCTGTCGCCTTCCCGTTCGGATTTGGAGCGCGTGTGCCGACTGACGGCGCCGTGACGCATGTCGTGGCGCTTGGCGGCGATCAGGCTGATCTGTTGGCGTTGCCTCCGTCAAACCCGTCCGTGGCGCGCGTGGGCGGTCTGAGCGAGGGAGAGGCGGTTCTTTACGACGCCGTCGGGCAAAAGGTTTATCTGAAAGGCGGGACGATTGTCAGGATCGACGTGCGTACGTCGCTCGACGTTCGCGTCGGCGGAGAGGTCGTGCTGCAGGTGACCGCGACGGGCGCTGCGATCACGGGCGATCTGACCGTGTCCGGCGACGTGGAGATCGGCGGTAAAGCCACGGTGTCCGGCGACGTCACGGCTGGCGACGTCTCACTGGAAGGTCATAAGCACTCAGGCGTGCAGAGCGGTTCAGGCACCTCGGGCGCTCCCGTCACCTGATCAAATAGTCGAGCATTAGCGGGATATCGCGCGCGCGCGATCATCGCGGGCATGACGACGACCGCTGGAATGATGCTGCGCTATCGCGCCGATCTCGGCTGCTGCGACCTTGTGGTTCGCGCGACGGCCAATGGTCGCGGCCGCGTCCGCACTGACTCGACGCTGGCGTCTGCGTTGCTGTCACAGCTCGGCAGCGACCGTCGCGCAGACGCGACCGACAATCTTCCAAACGCCATTGCGCTGCTGCCGGCGCAAGGCGGCGGCGCGTTCTCGCGGCGCGGCTGGCCCGGCGACATGCTTTTGCCCACCGGCACGCGTCAGGGATCGCGCCTGTGGCTTCTGTCGCGCGGGAAGGCGTCAGAAACGGATCGTGTGGCTGCGATCGGCTACGCGGCCGAGGCGGTTGCGCCCGTCGCGCAGTGGAGTTGCGAGACGATCCAGACCACGGCGACGTGGCTTCGCGCCGGAATTCTGCAGGTCACTGCGACGGTTTCCGGTGTTTCCATTACAGTTCCGGCGGGGTCGGCATGACGCTTTCGATCCCGACGTCAGCGGAGATCGTTCGTCGCTTTGCGGCGGCGTTGCAGGCCATGCCTGTGACTGCTGACGATGGGACGTCCGTCGTTCTGGATGCGAACGTCCCTGGCAGCGTCGAGCAGGTTCTGGCCGCAGCTTTCTCGCTGGAGATGACAGGCGTCTACCGCTACGCGCGAGATTATTGCCTGGAGCTTATGGTCACCACGGCGACCGAAAATGGGCTGCTAGCATCCCATGCGCTCCAGTGGAAAACCCCAAGGATCGGCGCGCAGGCGGCGGTTGGGAACGTCCTCGCGACCACGACAGCGGCAGTCGTGTTTGCGGTCGGCCAGACCATGACCGTCGACGGGACCGTAACGTGGTCAGTCACGGCGGAAACCAGCCTTGCCTCCGGAGTGACCGGGTCGGTGCCAGTTCAGGCGACGACGACTGGCACGGCCGGAAATCTGGCGGCCGGGACGACGCTGACGCTGGTGACGCCGGTCACAGGCGTGTCGTCGATCATCGTCGACAGTTCGGGTCTCGCCGGGGGCGCCGCGATCGAAGCGGCGGAGAGCTGGCGGGCGCGCATACTGGCGGCGATCCGCAATCCGCCCGGCGGCGGCACGGCGGCCGATTACAAAAAATGGGCGACGGACGCAGGTGCGGGCTACGTCAACGTCGTCGGCGGTTGGCTCGGGCTCGGGACAGTCGGCGTCATTGTCGCGATGCCGGGGCGTGTGGCGCCGACGGACGCGCAATTGGCCCAAATTCAGGCGTATATCGACGATCAAAGCCGCAAGGTGGTGCGGTCCAATGCGACAGTGGTGGCCGCCACGATCGTGCAGCGCAACGTCGTCGCCTCGATCAATCCGGACACGACGACGGCGCGCGCGGCGACGTCTTCGGCGGTCTCCGCCTACTACGCGGGGACCGGGCTTGGCGACACGCTCTACCAGTCGCAGCTGTCGGACGCGTTTTCGTCCGTTGTTGGCGAGACGAGCCATCTGATCACCTCTCCTGCAGCCAACATCGTGCAGGCGGCTAACGAGCTGTCCGTCTTCGGCTCGATCAGCTGGAGCGCCAATACGTGAACGTTCTGAGCTACGATCTGCTGGTTACGCTCAGCGGCGCGGAGAGCATTTTTGCCGTCGACGCAAGCGGAAAATCGCGACGCATCCTGACGGGCTCCATCTCCGGGACGGCCGCGAGTTTTCCGAGCAGCGGCAATTTCTATGCCGACAAAGGCGCGACCGTCGGGCGATATGGCGACCGTCTGTTCGTCGGCGGCGCGGCGGCGAACGACGGTAAATCGGACCGTGACGACACGCCCACGGACTGGCTGACGGCGGCGATGGCGGCGACGTCGATCGGCGGCTGGGCGGTCTGGCGCGCGACGATGGCGGCGCTCTCGACGGTCGGCGCGAGCGGGTTTGTCGGCGGATCGCGGACGTCTGACGCGGTGGCGAACACGACGGCGCTGGGCTCGACGCCGAGTTCGATCGGCGTGAGCGCATGGGGCATCGCGGACAGCACGTCCAACCCGACCGCAGCCACAGCCTACGGATTTTATGGCGAGGCGTGGCGGCTGACCGGCGTGAACTATCAGCCGACCTTCGTGGCCGAGTTCGACGCGGTGAACCTTGGTGGCGCGGCGTCGGGGCAGACCACGCCGTATCATCCCAATACGGGGGGCGGTGTTTACGGATTGCAGCTTGCGTCCGGCGGCGGCCAGACCAGCGGCGTCAGCGACAGTGAAGCCGCGATCACGATCGTCAACAACAACGCCGCGTGGAAGGCGGGCATCGTCTTCGGGGCGACGGCGCTGACCGGCACGGACGGGGCGGACAGCGGCTACGGCTCCGCGATCATGATGGCGATGCGGCAAGGTTTGTCCTGGGCGACGCCCGAGACCGTTCAGAACGTCCAGGGCGCGAACACCGGCGCAATGATCTGGTCTTCGGTCACGACTGCCGCGAACGGGCAGCGCATCGAATTCAACGACAACGGGCTTCTTTTCGAAAACGGCAGCGGAAATCTGCTGTTCGCGATCGCGCCCAATGCGGCGCCCAACGCGACGCTGCAGATTCAGGCAGGCAGCGCGCAGCAGGCGGCGGGCCTTTACGTGAATGGTGGAAATGATGGATCGGCAAACATGCTCCTCTCCTGCGCCAGCGGGGGAAATTTCATGTTCGATGGCGCCATGGTGGCGGCGAATACTTCGGTCCCTTTTACTGCCGCTCCTGCGTATGGCTGGTTGCAGGCTGGTGTCCTGGTCGGAGGAGTCTGGCAGCAGGGACGCATCCCCGTCTTCAGCGCCACGCAGGCCGGAGGATGAGGTGGTGCTGACGCTGCCTCGCCGTGACGTCGACCTGATCGCGAACCTGCTGACGGAGGTTCCGTTCAAGGTTTCCGCGCCGGTGATTTCACGAATTTCTCAGCAGATGACGGGAGCGGCGGCGCGATGAGCGTCCTGCTCGACACGTCCGGCACGGCGCTGCTCGATCAGGGCGGCGATCCGCTGCTCGATCAGGGGCCGCCGCCGCCGCGCACGCGCGAGCAGATCATGGCGGGTTTCATGGGCTCCCTTTTGCCGCCGGGCTGGGCTTTTCCTCACGTCGCTTCAAGCAATCTGGGCGTTGTGGCGAACGCCCTGGGCATATCTCTTGAGGTTCTTGAGGGGGACATCGCGGCGCTTGCCTGGGAGATCAGCCCGGCGAAATCGACGTTGTTGCTTGACGATTACGAGGCGGTTTTGGGGCCGGACCCGTGCGGGCGCGATCCGACGACGATGTCGCTTGAGACACGGCAGGCGTTCGACAATGGACGATGGGTCGGGTCAGCGGGGACGTCGTGGGCGTTTTTCCTTGGTCTGGCCACGCAGATCGGCGTGACGATGACGATCGAGGAACCTGAGCCTGCGATCTGCGGGGTGGCTGTCTGCGGCGTCGATGTGTGCAGCACGATCGCCGACCGGTTTGTCTGGGTGGTGACGCTGCCGAACCGCGAGACCGGCCTTGAGTGTCCGATCAAACGCAATAACCCGCCCGACCTGACTGTGGTTTTCGAATATGTGAGCACGACCTGATGGATTACACGAGCGCCACCGGGAATGCGCTGGTCAATGGCATCCGCCAGTACGTCGACAGGGATCTCACGAACGGCGTTGCCGGTACGTCGCTGGTTGCCGTGGATCGCAACGCCGTCATGAACGAGATCATGAAGGTCATCACGGCGGCAGGCCTCACGCCGGACGCGGGCGATCTGACACAGCTGTATCAGGCGATCGCGAAGCTCATCGCCGCCGCCGCCACGGCCGCGTCCGTAGGATTTACCCCTGTCGAGCAGGGAGACGGACCGAATCAGGGCACGGGCGCGACAAACGCCAAGATCAACATCGGGATCGACACGGCCGACGGCGGCATCGGCGTGAGGTTCTCGGTCGGCGGCACGGATTACGGATTTATCGTGCGCTCGCTGCCTGCGGCGACGGGCGACGATTTCTGCACGAACCTGATTTATTCGAAGTCTTTGGCGGGTCCACAGTTCATAAGCCCTTCATGGTCCGGGCGGCTGATCGGGCTGTCGGATTATTCCTCTGCCTATAACGGAGCGACCGGCGTGCAGATGCTGGCGTATCGGCGCGAGCCCGACGGCTTCATCAGCCAGTCGGGCACGAACATTTACCAGGGCACAAGCGGCGTCGCGACCGAGGTGATCTACAACCCGGCCTTCCCGATCCCTTTCACAAAAGTCGTGACGGGGCAGAGCGCGAACATCATCAACGCGACAGCGGGAACGTCCAGTTCGGTGGCTCTGTCCAATATCGGGCTGACGTCGATGACTGTGCGCATTTATCCGTCTTACTCGGCGACGTGGCGGGTGGAGGGATACTGAGATGGACACGCATCATTTCTGGTCACCATCACGGCTTTCCTTCTACCCGGCCTCTATGCTGGACGCCTATCGCAAGAGTGACGCGGGGCTACCGGACGATCTGATTCTGGTTTCCGAGGAAGTGTTCCGAGTATTCGCGCTGAATCACCCGCCGTCGGGCAAAAAGCGCGGCGCGCGCGCAGACGGCGCGCCGGACTGGATCGACGCATGAACGGCACGCTGCGATTCAAGGTCGGCCTGCCGTTCGCGATGCTGGTCGCGATCGATGCGCCCCACGGCGGCGTCGCGGATCTGACCGGATGCACATATGCGGCGCAGATACGCGATGCGCTGGGCACCCTCGTTGCGTCACCCGCCGTGACGGCCGTGCTGGCGCAACCGGGCGCCGTGCAGCTGACGGTGCAGGACACCACGCAATGGCCATTCGGCCAGATGTGGTGCGACCTCAACGTGACGTGGCCAAACGGTCTGACGACGCCGACCGAGCCATGGATGATCACCATTCTACGCGGAGTGACGCGATGAGTGGGCCGCTGATGAGCGCGCTGATGTCCGTGCGCGTCTATCCGATGTTTCCGATGGCGCCGCAGGCGACCGTCGTCAGCGCCGCCACCGACGAGAGCGGGGCGCTGCTGCTGACGCTCGATGACGGCACGACGCTCGCGGCGATCGCGTCCGGGTCGACGGTCGCGGCGCAGATCGTCGCGGCGCTCGGCTCCTCGTCCGACGTGCTGCCGAACGCGCTGACCGTGGACGGCCAGCCGCTGACTGTCGACCAGGAAGAGGTCACACCATGATCAGGATTGGAAAAATGCGGAACATCGCGTTGCTCGCCTGCGTTTCCGCTGCCTCCCTGTTGGTCGGCGGTCGCGCCGTCGCTGCGGGACTGGAGATTACGGCGCAACCGGCCGCGACGTCTCTGGCCGGGACGGACGTGGTGCCGGTCGTGCGGGTGGTGAGCGGGACGCCGACGCTCTATCAGGCTCCGCTGTCGCTGCTCTGGGCCGCTTACGCGCCTCTGTCGTCGCCTGCCCTGACCGGCGTGCCGACAGCGCCGACGGCGACGGCCGGGAGCGCCAGCACGCAGATCGCGACGACGGCCTATGCGGATGCGGCGGTCGCAGCACTGTCGTCGGCTCTGACAGCGACGATCACCGCAGCCCAGACCGCTGCGACACAGGCGCAGACGACCGCCAATGCGGCGACAACATCTGCGGTCACGGTATCATCTCCGGGGACGAGCTACGCAGCGGTGATCCCGGCGTACGGCTCCGTCGTCTACGACATCACGCCCGCCGCCGCGATGGCCGTGACATTTTCCGGCGGCACGGCCGGGGTATGGACGCGCGTGACATTGCTGATTCGTCAGCCGTCAGCGGGCGGCTACGCGGTCGCACTGCCAGCAGCGTCGGGCACGCTCAAATACCTCACATCCGGGGGAGCGGCTCCGACGATCAGCACAACGGCGGGGTCTGTCAGCGTGCTGACCTGCGGGACCGACGACGCATCCGCCACCGTAATCTGCGGGCTCTGATCGATGACCAACAATCTCACGATGACCTCGGCAACGTATGCGACGTCGCCGATCTCCGGTTTCGGTCAGGCGCTGCAGCCCGGCGGTTATGGCGTCGCGGCGGCAAGCCTGTTCTCTGCGGCGGCCACGTCGGTCGAGCTTGAGGCGCGCGTGCTGTTTGCCGCGAAGCCGACGACCCGCAACAGCATTATCGCGATGCAAGACAGACTTGTGTCGATGTCCGTGACGACGGCCGGCCTCGTGCAGGTGTGGTTCGGGTATGTAGGCGGGTCGAATCTGGCGCTGACCAGCACAGCGTCGATCGCCGATGGCGCGGCGCATACGATCACCGCGATCTACAACGCGACTGCGGCGACCGGTCAGTTGCTGGTCGACGGCGTGGTGGTGGCGTCAGGATCGACATCAAGCGTCACCAGTTTCAGCTGGACAGCGTCGGCTTTCGGAATTGGCGTCTATCCCGGATCGTCCGCAGCCTACACCAATCAGGGCGTTATCGACGAGGTCGCGGTCTTTTCGCCCGCGCGAGACAGCGGGGCATACACACCCTCAACCTCGCCCTACACGGGGTCTGAGACCGACCTCGTCGCGCTCTACCATCTCGACGGTAACGGCAACGACTCTGTCGGGGCGGCGACCGCGACTGCATACGCGCTGACCGGATCGGCGACTCTCGCGGTTGGCTCGGCGGCGACTTATACAGTTCAGCCGACCGGCGCGGTGGCTTCGGCGACGGTAGTGACGCCAGCCAGCACGATCGCGGGCACGTTCTCGCCGACGTCGCTGACTTTCGCGGCCGGCGCCACGGCGTCCCAGACGTTCACCTTCACACCGAGCGGTAGCGGATCTGGCTCCCTGTCCACGACAAACAACGCCGGCCTTGCGGATCCGGCCGCGTTGTCGATCACCGTATCAGCCGGCGCAACAGCGCCAGGCGCGCCGACCTTCACGCTGACGCCCGGCAACGGGTCGATGCTGGTTACGGTGGAGGCGCCATCTTCAGACGGCGGCGCCACGATCACAGGTTACCCGATTTATGCCGGAACCTCAGCGGGTGTGGCGTCCGGCGCGTCGATAGCGACGCTGGCGGCGGCGGGGACTTATACGATCAGCGGCCTGACGAACGGCGAGCTGGAATACGTCAACGTTGGCGCGACCAACAGCGTGGGCACGACCCTTGCCGTCGAGCAGAGCGCCACGCCTGTTCTGAGCGGCGTGACGATCGCGCCGAACAATGCGGCGATTACTTATTCGGCGTGGAACTGGCTGGTTGGGTCAACATCGGCCAAGTCGATTAATCCGGGCGCTTATCTGGATTTCTGCTTTTCCGGTTCGTCTCTGACGCTGAATTTCGATGTATCGGCGAACTTGGCGCCACTGCCGACCGTGTGGCTGGTGATCGATGGTACGGCGACGCTCTACACGCTGGCGTCGTCAATCACGGCGACAATGCCGGCCGCTACCGCCGGTTGGCCGATTCACACGTGCCGCCTGATCTTCGCATCGGCGACCTGCACGCAGAATCGATGGACGCCTCAGTCCACGGCTTTGACGCTGACATCGATCCTCGTGGCTACCGGGGGTAGCGTCACCGCCGTCGCAGCGAGCAGGCGCAAAAAAATTCTGATTTTCGGCGACAGCATCACCGAAGGGTATCAGACGCTCGCGAAGATCGTATCCGGCACGAACACCGACGCATCGGCGAGCGATGTCACGCAGGCGTGGGGCTGGCGTTTTGCAGATGCGGTCGGGGTGGATGTCGGGATCGTCGCTTTCACAGGTCAGGGGCTGACGATCAGCGGCAATGGCAGCGTTCCGCCGATCCCGACAACGTGGAACTATCTGTGGTCCGGGCAGGCGCGCGATTTCACGACCTCGCCGGATCTGATCGTCATCAACCAGGGCACTAACGACGGCGGAAAGAAGGCTACGCAAGCGGCTGTGCAGACGGCGATGACGACGTTTCTGACGGCGCTGGTCGACCAGTTCCCGAACACGCCAATCGTCGTGATGCAGCCGTATGAGGGCAACGGCTCGTATATGACGGCGGCCTATCGGACGACAGTCACGGCGGCGTTGCAGGCGGCGATCGGGGCCGTCAACAACGGGCTGATCACGTGGGTTCCGACGACTGGGTGGTTTACTGCCGCCATGGTGTCGCTGTCGGCGGACGGCACACATCCGCTTGGAATTGCGACCCGGCAGACGATCTCCCCGGCGGCCGTCGCTGCTATGGGTTCGTCGGTCAATCCGCCGCCCCGCTCGTTCAGTTCGATCTGATGCCGATGCTCGCTGCGTGGAATGAGATAGCAGGACCGGCCGCCTGGGCGCTGTCAGCCGCGACCGGATGGTGGGGGCATAGCCTTCGCATGCGGCGCCTCGCGCGCCAGCGGGAGCACGACGCGTCTGATATGGCCCTGCGCCTGATCGGTCTGGCCGTGGCTCGGGCCGAGCAGCTTGAAGCGCTCCAGCGGTCTTATGTGACCGAACTGGACGATCTGCGCCGCGATCGCTGGCGCGCGTCGGAAGCGGTGGCGCAGGTGCAGGCCGAGGCGATTGCGGCGCGGCTGATCGTCCACGAGCTGGATGCACGCCTCGGTGAGCCACCGCGCGAATTCCATCCGCTTCCTGATTTCCCTTTTCCACAGCGGGCGCCGGACGTGCGCGCGATAACCATGGAAGATCACAAAGATGCGTAATCTTGTCGAGACAATCAAAGCTCCGTTCCTCGCGCTCGCAGGGCCAGCACGTCTCGTCAACGTCGAGACGGTCGATAATCGCGGCCGTCGACGTTTCTGTGGGCAGGCGCTTGTCACCGGGGCGGCGCTCGCGACGCTGGGGGCGACACAGGGCTGCACGGTCTCGACGTCCGGCAATGTGACGACCGCCACGCTCAACGTCGCCAAGGTGGTCGCTTATGGTCAGGCCGGGCTCAATATGCTCGGCACGCTGACGACGCTCGCGGCGGCGTTTCCTGCGCTCACGACCTATGCGACGGCCGGTGCTGCGATTGAAACGACGCTGTCCGCCGCGCTGACCGCGTTCGAGACGGCAGCGGGGAGTTCCGTGTCCGTCTCCTATGACGACACCAGCTACAAGACGGCGATCGACAGCATCCTCGCGGATCTCCAGCAGGCGGACACGGTCGCCGCGAATGCGTTGAGCGGCGCGGGCAGCGCGCTGTCGGACAGCGCGAAAAGCACGCTCTCTACTGGTCTTTCAGCGATCAGGACGGTGGTGTCTGTGTTCCAGGCGGCGTTGGCCGGGACGTCGGCCGGCCAGCTTGCCATGTCCGAGGCGCAGGCGTTGCGGACCCTCCACGTCGCGCAACCGCGCTGACGCATGGTGCGTCGTGCTCCTCGCCGGGATGACGGTATCAGCCGCCGTTCTATGGGTTTTGTGGCGGCGCTATTGACGTTGGCCGGATGCTCCGCGCTTCCCGGCCGTGCGCGCCATGACCTGGTGGGGATGACGCTGCCCGATTTTCTCGCGTGCGCCGGGCAGCCGACGGAGCGGATGCGGATCGCGCCGCGCCAGTGGGCGCTGACTTTTCCGACCAATAACTGGTCGACGCCGTCGCTCTCCGGGGCCGTTCCGCTACTGGGCGACCTCGTCAAACCGACAGTGTCGGCGAGCGCATCGGAATCGTGTCGCATGACGGCGCGCATCCGCGATGGCCGAGTAGCCAGCATTCACTTCGTCGCCACGTCGTCGCTGACGACGAGCGCCAGCGCAGCCTGCGCGCCGCTGGTGCGCGACTGCCTGCTCTATCCGGATCACACCATGCTGCCGGCGGATTACGACGCCGACGCCTATCTTCAGAAAGGTTCGTCATGACCGCTGCCCGTCGGCCTCTGGGTAAACTGCCTGCCCGTCACGATCCGCGCACATTTCGGATGGCTGCGCCGCTGGCGCGCGCGCTCCCCGCGATTCCTGCCGCAGTGAACTGGGCGCAAAAGGTCGACTGGCCGATGTGGGGGAACGACCGTTACGGGTGTTGTACCCAGGTGGGCGTCGCCAGCGCGATCCGGACGTGGACTGGCGTCGCCCAGGCCCCGGTTTTGCTCACGGGCGCTCAGGTTCTGAATAACTACGCTGCCGCCACGAACCCGCCGTTCAATGTTTCTACTGGAGCCAACGACAACGGGGCGGTCGAGGTAGATGTTCTGGACCGTTGGCGCGTGGAGGGTTTCGAGCGACCGGGACAGACGCGCGACTACCTGACCGCGTATGGGGCTGTCGGTCCGCAGGATGCGGTGAGCGCGCGACGGTCAATCGCGTTTCTGGGCGGTCTTTATATAGGTCTGTCTCTGCCTGAGTGGGCTTGCGTCGTTGGTTGCGGCGACTGGGATTACAGCCCCACGCGTGACAACAGCATCGCCGGTGGTCATTGCGTGTGGCTGCATGGCTATGACGCCGACTGGTTCTATCTGAACACCTGGGGCGACGATAAGCGCATGTCGGCCGCGTTCATGCGGCAGTTCTGCGACGAGGCTTACGGGCTGGTGTCGCGGCAAAACTGGACGACGGTGTATGGCGTGTCGGTCAATGGCGAGGCGCTGGATGCGCTGGTCGCCGAGATGCGGGCGTCGGCCGGTGTCTGACGAGATAGCCTTGTTCGCGGGCGGCTCCGTGTTCGGGGCCGTGGCGCTGGGGGTCGTGATCGCGCTTTGTGTGCGCGCTCGTATGAAATGGCGCTGGCCAGGGGACGGTAGCGGGCGTCCGTAGCGGCAGTTCGCTCGTCCGGATTTCCCCGTCTCCTTAACAAGACGGGGGCGAGGCTGCTGGAACAGCCGAGCCGCGTGCTGTCACACGCTCGATGAATCGACCCGTCACCTCTGCAGAGGCCGGGTCATTATGAGTGTCCACGTATATGCAAAAGGTAAAAATGTCCGGGCTTTCCACGCCCGCGCCTTACGTCGGCGGAAAGCGCAACCTTGCGTCGCTGATCATCGATATCATCGGCAAGATCCCTCATCAGACTTATGTCGAGCCGTTTGTGGGTATGGCGGGCGTATTCCTGCGGCGGCCGACGCCCGCGCGCTGTGAGGTCATCAATGACCTAAATGGGGAGGTCGCGAATCTGTTTCGTGTGCTCCAGCGGCATTTCGTCGCGCTGACCGATATGCTGCGCTGGCAGGTGACGTCACGAGAGCACTTCGAGAGGCTGCGCGACACCGCGCCCGAGTCATTGACTGATCTGGAGCGCGCTGTGCGCCTGCTCTACGTCCAGAGGATCGCCTATGGCGGCAAGGTTCGCGGGCAAACGTTCAATTACGCGCAGCGGACGGCCCGCTTCGACGTCACCAAGCTGCTCCCGGCGTTGGACGATATCCATCACCGTCTGGCGTCGGTGACGATCGAGTGTCTGCCGTATGGTCGGCTGATCGAGCGATATGACGGGCCGGGGGTGCTGTTCTATCTCGACCCGCCGTATTGGGGCTCGGAGGACTATTACGCGGCGGCGTTCGACCGCGCCGAGTTTGGGAGGCTGGCTGACCAGCTGGCGTCTCTGCGGGGGACGTTTGTGCTCTCGATAAACGACCGGCCAGAGACGAGAGAGGTGTTCGCGGCGTTCAATCTGATGGAGGTTGAGGCAGCGTATGGGCTGGATAGTCGGTACGCTGAGCGCGCTCCAAGAGGCGAATTATTGGTGTCTAACACCCCTCTTAAACGGGGCTGAGAATGGTCCGTCGGACGAGCTTTTGGGGTTCCAAACAATGTGTCCGACGGTTCCAAACCAACTGCCGCGCTTCAAAGATGAAGCTTGCTGCGATGTGGATTGCGGACATGAATGTATGAGCGCAGCGGTC